GTTGAGAATGATAAAGAGAAGCGACATAATATACTTGCTTCTTATGGAGTATTTTCGACTGGTGTTAACCTCAAGCGACTAGACAACGTCATCTTTGCTTCTGGTTCTAAATCTGAAATTAAAGTTCTTCAAAGTATTGGTCGTACTCTTCGTAAGGCTGATGACTCAACTCAAGCTGTACTATATGATATTGCGGATGACTTATCCGTAGGTGAATCATTCGAGAATTATACTCTCAAACATTTCAAGAAGCGTATTGAGATCTATGGTAGCGAGCAATTTAGCTACAAGATATTTACTGTACAAATATAGCTTTAAACCTGATAAAAGGATTCTAACACTTTTTGCACGCTATGTCAACCATTTTGTTGCACTTTATTGCACTAAGTTCAAATTAATTAACAGTTGACATATGCACCTACATGTGTTAGAATAGATTCTTTCAAAAACAACCTCAAATTAGGACTTTTATATAATGGCTAAGAAAAAGAATTACGTGAACAACGGAGATCTACTCGAGTCACTTATCAACTATCGTAACTCAGTAAAGGACGCTGAAGAGTGTGGAGAGAAGACTCCGAAAGTCCCTGACTATATTGGTAAGTGTATCATGCTTATTGCTACTCGACTAGCAACCAAACCTAACTTCTCAGGTTACTCCTACAAGGAAGAAATGATCTCGGACGGTATTGAGAATTGCTTGCAATATATTCATAACTTCGATCCAGAGAAAAGTAGTAATCCATTCGCATACTTTACGCAAATCATCTGGTATGCATTTCTTCGTCGTATTCAAAAGGAAAAGAAGCAAACGTATATTCGTTTTAAAGCTTCACAGAATGCTATGACAGAAGCAATCATTAACGAAACAATTGACTTCAACGTGCAACTCAACGAACCACCTGAGTACATTAGTGAATTCATATCAGATTTCGAAAAGAAACTTAAGAAAAACTAGGAGCCGTAATGGCAGACTCGGTTAGTCCAAAGAGACACCTTGCAAAGACACTTACATGGAGAGTAGTAGCTACAACAGATACGTTCCTTCTAGCTTGGCTCATTACCGGCAAACTCGACTGGGCCGGAATGATTGCAGGCTTTGAAGTATTAACAAAGATGGTGCTGTACTATTATCATGAGCGAGCATGGTACAAGTACATAAGGTACGGAATAAAGGAATGATAAACATTTATGAAAATCGCAATTGTAACAGACATACATATTGGTGCAAGAGGAGATAGTCGTGTATTCCACGAAGTACAACGCAAGTTTTTCCAAGAGGTATTTTTCCCTTATCTTGACGAACATAATATTACTACCGTTTTTGACCTTGGGGATACTTTTGATCGCCGCAAGTATATCAATTATGTAAGTCTACAACGGGGTAAAGAGTTCTTATTCGATGAACTTGCAAAACGTAAAATTGATTTCCATGCTTTGATCGGTAATCATGATACGTATTATAGTAATGTGAATGATGTCAATAGCATGAATCTATTACTACAAGAATATCCCACCTTTAAGCTTTATCAAGATTTAGGTGAGCATCTGACGCTTGGTTCGACTAAGTTCCTAATGCTACCTTGGATCAGTAAAGAAAACGCTGAAAAGAATCTCGAGATTGTCGCTAACTCTGATGCTAATATTCTGATGGGCCATTTGGAAGTCAAAGGTTTTGAAATGATGAAAGGCGCTGTTTGTAGCCATGGCTTGGATATGAGTGTATTCAAAAGCTTTGAGTCTGCATTCTCAGGCCACTTCCATCATCCATCTCGATATGGCAATGTCGAATATCTTGGCTCACCTTATGAAATGACTTGGTCAGACTATAATGGTTCTCGTGGGTTCCACATATTTGATACTGAAACTCGTGAGATCATTAAGATTGAGAATCCGAATCGAGTATTCTTTAAGATCGATTATGATGACGAAGAGTGGACTGTCGAAGACGTAGCAAACTTCGATGTGGATAGATATAAGGATACGTTTGTAAAGGTGATTGTAAAGAATCGAACCAATGCTTACCTTTATGATCTATTCATGAGTCGACTGAGCGAGTGTGGTGCAGTTGACGTGAAAGCCATCGATGATAATCTCAATCTCGAAACTGCTGGAGTAGACGAGATACTCGATGAAACAAAAGATACTACTGAGATCTTACATAACTATATTGATTCGCTTGATACAACTATCGAGCGACAAAAGATCAAAACTGTAGTAGATGAACTTTATCATGAGGCACTGAATTTGTAATGCGAATACATTTCAAAAAAGTAAAATACAAAAACATACTTTCGACAGGGAATACATTTACAACAATCGAGTTAGGATCATCACCTAGTACCTTAATTACTGGTACGAATGGTGCTGGTAAATCTACACTACTCGATGCTGTTGTTTATGGTCTGTATGGAAAGCCCTTCCGTAAAATTACTAAGCCACAGCTTATTAACTCAATCAATATGAAAGATATGTTGGTTGAAATCACTTTTTCTGTAGGTGGAAGTAACTATATGATCCGTCGTGGTATGAAGCCAAACATCTTTGAGATCTATAAGGATGGTGGCCTAATCAACCAAGACGCGGCTAAGCGTGACTATCAGGAATACCTCGAAAGCAATATCCTTGGGATCAATTATAAATCCTTCGGTCAGATTGTTGTACTTGGTAGTGCAACGTATGTACCTTTCATGGAGCTACCTGCTCAACAACGTCGAGAAATCATTGAAGACTTGCTTGACATTCAAGTGTTTAGTACTATGGGACTTCTTGCTAAAGATCAATTGAGCGAAAACAAGAAAGACATTCAAGAAAATTCCTATAGCATTGAAATGCTTGAGTCAAATATTAAGTTGGCTAAAGATAACAATGACGCTATCCGTAAGATACGTGAGACCGAGGTTGAAAAGATACGACAGAAAATGTCTGGTCATATCGAAGAGATTGAAACTCGAGTACAAAAGATCGAAAGCATTGAAGGCGATATCAAAGAGTTATATGAAACAATCGCTGACAAGCAATCAACACGAAGTAAGTTCGATAAAGCATCCTCTTTACTCGATGATCTTGAAAGGTCTCAACGCGATCGTTCTAAGGAACTACGTTTCTATCATGATCACGACAATTGCCCAACATGCAAACAGGGTATCGATCATGAATTTAAAGAAAAGGTCAAGTCTGATCATGCTGAAAAGTTTAAAGAAATCGACTTAGCTATTATAGAATTACAGGGTAAGATCGCTGAGTATCAACAGCGACTCAACGAGATCAGTACTGTCGAAGATAACGTTCAGACAAAAAGCTTTGAAACATCTGAAGTCAAAGCTGAGATCAAGAGTTCAAAGAACGCTTTACTTGGATTTAAGAAAGAACTCGAGGATGCTGAGCGACAAGTTGAAGAGGTTGATACTTCTAAACTCGAAAGCTTCGAAGAAAAGCTTCTCAAGTTACAGAACGATCGAGTCGAGTTACTTAACGATCGAGAGGTGTTAGGAGTAGTGAGTACCATTCTTAAGGATGGCGGAATCAAGGCTCGTATCATTAGTCAGTATATTCCTGTTATGAATAAGCTGATCAATAAGTATTTAGCAGCCTTCGATTTGTTTGTTGACTTCCAACTTGATGAAAGCTTTAACGAGATTATCAAGTCTCGATTCCGTGACAAGTTCTCTTACTCTTCGTTCTCAGAAGGTGAAAAGCTTCGAATCACACTTGCAATTATGCTATCATGGCGTTCTGTTGCTAAGCTACGTAATAGTGTAAGTACTAATCTACTCATACTTGATGAAACACTTGATGGTGCTTTGGATGGAGTGGGTATTGAAAACTTAATTGAAACATTACACAGTCTCAACTCAGACGATAACATTTTCGTCATCTCTCACCGTGGAGATCAGTTTGCTGACAAGTTCGATACCAGCATTCGGTTTGATAAGGTGAAGAACTTCAGTGAGATTGCAGCATAATAAAGGTGTACATTTGCGCATAACTATGTTAGAATGGTACCCTTACTACAATATGGAAACACTTAATGTCTGAATTTTATACTTCAGTTGAACGGTATGGCAAGAATATCCTATGGCGAGGATACAAAGATGGTAAGCGCTTCTCTTACCGAGTACCCTATCAGCCTACTCTATACGTACATTCTCCCAAGAAAGAAGGTGAGTATCGTTCTCTCATAGGATCGAAAAAGCTCAACCCAATGAAGTTTGGTGAGATGAAAGAAGCAAAGAACTTCATCGAAGAATACAAAGATATCGCTAACTTCGAGGTCTATGGTACAAACAACTTCGTTACTCAGTTCATTCAAGAACAATATCCTGATGATATTCAATTCAATGTAGAAGATATTAACATTGTTTCGTTTGACATCGAGGTCGACATCAGTGATGGCTATGCTAATGTTGAACAAGCTGATAAAGAAATTACATCAATCGCTTATAAGTCTTCCAAAAGCGACAAGTATTACCTACTTGGTCGTAAAGACTTCGACAAAACAAAGACTGTTACTGGTATCGATCCAGATAATATCGTGTTTGCTAAGTTCGATAGCGAGGTTCAACTCCTTCAAGCATTCGTAAGATTATGGACTCAAGACTATCCAGACATTGTGACTGGGTGGAACGTTGAGTACTTTGATATTCAATACATCGTAACTCGTATTATGCGTCTACTTGGTGATGAAGTTGCTAAGCGTTTATCTCCTTGGAAAAGCTTACAGCATACCACTCGTGAGTTCTTCGGTAAAGTGCAAGGTACATACAAAATCTCAGGTATGGCTATTGTCGATTACATGGATGCATTCAAAAAGTTTGGTTACAAGTATGGTCCACAAGAATCATTCAAACTCGATCATATTGCTCATGTCGTCTTAGGTGAGAAAAAGCTAGACTATTCTGAGTACGGTGGCTTGACTGAGCTTTACGAACAAAACCCACAACTCTATCTCGACTATAACCTCAAAGATACTCAGCTCATTCAGCGTATGGAAGACGAAACAATGCTTCTATCTCTTGTAATGACAGTTGCTTATGGTGGTGGTGTTAACTTTAACGATGCATTTGGTACGGTAGGTATCTGGGAATCCACAATCTATCGTCGACTAATGCAAGATAAAGTTGTACCACATATTAAATCAGGTCCTGGCCAACGAGCTGGTGATCTTGTTGGTGGTTATGTTAAAGATCCAAGACCAGGCATGTATCCTTGGGTAGTATCATTTGATTTGAACAGTCTGTATCCTCACCTTATGATGCAGTACAATATGTCACCAGAAACTTATCTCGAAGACGAACGTGAGTATGTTACTCAAGATATGGTGTTGAGTGGCCAGTTCTCAAATGCTAATAAAGCATACTCGACGACAGCGAATGGTGCTTGCTTTAGTAATGAAAAGCTTGGTATCATTCCCGAGATCATTAACGAAAACTATGATGCTCGTGCTAAGATCAAGAAACAAATGTTAGCAGCTGAACAACAGTATGAAGTTGAAACCGATCTCGTTAAAAAGGCTGAGCTCAAACGCGAAATCAATCAATTGCACAACTCACAAATGGCGATAAAGATTTCGATGAACAGTCTTTATGGTGCGACAGCCAACATCTACTTCCTCTACTATATTAATGACATGGCTGAAGCAATCACTACATCCGGTCAGCTCTCGATTCGTTATGCTCAAAAGTCTGTAAACGACTATCTCAACAAGATACTTAAGACTGACGATATTGATTATGTTGTTTACATTGATACTGATTCGATTTATGTTAACTTTGGTCCATTGATTATGGAAGTGTTTGGTACAACTGACATTTCTCGTAAAGAAGGTGAAGAATTCTTAGATAAGATTTGTTCTACTAAGATTGAACAGGTGATTGAATCAGGCTATGCAAAGCTTGCATCTGATCTTGGTGCTTATCAGAATCGAATGGTTATGAAGCGAGAAAAGATATCTGATAAGTCAGTATTCATCGCTAAGAAGCGTTACATTATGAATGCTCTCAACTCAGAAGGTGTTCACTATGAAGAACCGAAGATCTCTGTAACAGGTCTTGAGTCTGTACGATCCTCAACTCCTGAAGTATGCCGTGACAAAATGCGAGAAATCTTCAAGGTAATTATGAATGAAGGTGAATCAGCTACTCAAGAATTTATTGCAAACTTTAAAGACGAGTTTCGTAACCTTCCTCCTGAAGAAGTAGGTCGTAATTCTGGTACAGATAACATTGATAAATATCGTGACAGATCAACCGGCTCTTATAAGAAAGGTTGTCCTATGCATGTTCGAGGCTGTATACTCTACAACAATCTACTTGAGCATAAGAAGCTAACTAAGCGTTACGAGCAAATCAAAGGTGGCGATAAGATTAAGTACGTTCATCTTAAAGTTCCTAATCCTTTACGAGAAAATATTGTCTCGTTCATGGGTACACTTCCTAAGGAACTTGGTCTAAATGACTATATAGATTACGACACTCAGTTCAATAAGGTTTTCTTAAGTCCGATTGAAAGTATTCTTGAAGCGCTGGGTTGGTCATCAGAAAAAATTAATACAATTGAAGACTTCTTCGGTTGACAATTACACAATACTATGATAGAATGGAGCAGTTATGAAGTTAATACGTTTAAGCACAGGTGAAGAAGTAATCACACGAATCACCGCAGAAGACGAGTGTACAGTTACTATTGAAGATGGTATCATGTTACTCCCAGCTGGTGAAGGTAAGATTGGATTCGTTCCCTTCATGCCTTACTCAAATGGCGATCCGATTGCGATCAGCCGAAGTCACATTATGTTCGTTACCGAGCCTAACGAAGATCTTGAAAATCAGGTTCGACAAATGACTACAGGAATTGAAGTTCCTTCTAAGTCCATTATCACATAGGAGAATAGAAATGGCTAGTGTTGTTATTTACGGTAAACACGCTTGCAGCTTTTGCGAGGCAGCGAAAGGATTGTGCATTTCACGCGGTATCGAGATGGAATATAAAAGCATTACAGACGGAGACTTTACTATGGACGAGTTCAATGAACTTTTTGCTCCAGCAAGAACGTTTCCTCAAATCATACTTGACGGTACTCACGTTGGTGGGTATATGGATTTTTTAGACGCTACAAGTGAAGGTTAAACATGGGTATTCAAATGATTGGAGAGCAGGTACTAGTTACTGCGGCTCCAAAAGAAACAACAACTGAAGGTGGTATTATTCTATCTGCAGAAGTCAAAGCAACAGCAGCAGAGCCTGGTGTATTATTAGCAGTAGGACCTGAAGCAACTCATCTCAACGTAGGTGATACGGTCTATTTGTCTTGGGACAAATCAATGCCCGTAAGAATCAAAGGAGAGAGTGCTGTTATCGTGAGTGCAGAACATATTTTGGCGGTGCTATCATGAGTAAGAATTGGGCTGCAGACATCCATGATATGCATACCAAGTATGGTGTTGCAGAATGGGTTAAGGCGAATCCAGATAAGCTAGAGCAGCTACTACACTTTCGTATTGCGTTTCTTAAGGAAGAGTTTGACGAAACATTTAAAGCTGTAGGTGAACGAGATCCTGAAGAAATCGTCGATGGATTAATTGATTTATGTGTTGTAGCGATAGGTACTCTCGATTCGTTTGGAGTCGATGCTGAACGAGCATGGGACGAAGTACTGAAAGCGAATATGTCTAAAGAAGTTGGAATCAAACCAGAACGTTCTAATCCACTAGGACTACCAGACTTAATTAAACCTGAAGGATGGACTGCCCCGAGTCATGAAGGCAACCATGGCATCCTGACTGATACTCTCAAAGGAGGATAACATGAGAGAAGATATGTTAAAGGCTCTACGAGCTCACGCACAAGGGAAGATCGAACTACATAGAATGAATGTAGAAGTCTATCTTCGTAATCCTGCCGGTATCGGCGAGCATCCTGATGTGATGGAAGCTATGGAGAAGGAAATCCAAGCTATTGCTGAATATCACGATCAAATTGAAGTAATTGACACTTATTTCAACTAAATGCAATAAAACAGTTGACAACTGCACTCAACTGTGTTAGAATAGTATCTTTACAACGTCGGTCGGACGAAAAACGGCAAACCTTTATATTATTAAACAACAGGAAATATCATTATGAGCAAGACAGCACGAGTATTAGAAGCACTACAAAATGGTGAGCAAATGACTGCAAAGCAGATCGGCGCTCGATTCAATGTAGGGAATCCGTATGACGCAGTACGTCAACTTCGCATGCAAGGTTTCTCAATCTACGCTAACCAACGCACCAACTCAAAAGGTTCCACCAAGACTTTCTATCGTCTAGGTACACCTACTCGAGCTACTGTTGCTGCTGGTTATGCAGTACTAGGTGCCTAGTAAAAAAGTGAAAAAAAGTGAAATAAACAGTTGACAAACACAGTTAACTAGTTTAGAATGGTATCTTAATCTGGTGGGAATTGGCCACGACGCTCCTAGAGCATGACGGTAACGAACCACCAGGTTATTTTTTATATTGCCGATTAAAGGCAATCCTAACCAACAAGCAATCGGAGTAGAAACGATGCAATATGAAGTCAAAGTAATGTCAGCACAAGAAATTGTTGACCTCCTCAATACTGGGAAACTCAACCCAGATCCTATCGCCCAGCGTCCAGCTGTTTCTTCAGGTGTTAAAAAGTCAGTAGCAATCATCCGAGCTCTTATGAACGGATATGGTTGTGGCATGCTTACTCTACGTGATATTCGTAATGATCCAATAGCTCAAGCTATATACGGATGTGATTACCTCGTAGTCGATGGCGGTCACCGCTGCCGAGCACTGAAGGCTTACTATACTGGTAAGATTCTTATCGATGGTGAAAAGTACATTGATTCAGATTTTGATCTCAGTCAAGTACAAATCCCTGTCGAAGTTCGTACCTGTTCTAGTAAGGAAGCAACTATCCTATTCAAGAATGTCAACACAACCACTCCTACTAACTTTATGGAAATGGTTATGTCAGATGAAGAGTCTAAGGTATGCGAATACATTCGACGACAAACATCTTATGTTCGTGAGTATGGTAACGAGCCACACGCAGTCTTTGAGAAAAGCATTAAGCCTGATGGCAAGGTAGTTGTTCCTAACTGGATTGACGATCAGCCGAATCCACGGCGTCGGTGGGACGAGTTCGTAGCAATCGCTATCATTCGTTCTCTAGGTAAAGGTCTTGTTGATGCTGGTCAGTCTGACATTGAACAACTTGTAGATAACGACACTGAGCTCAGCTCTGCTGTTAAAGCTCAAGTTGATAACTTCTTAGATGCTATGTTAGGATTGCGTAAGTTCCGTAAGTTCCAATTAAATGACGCTACATTCTCTGCGTTCTCTGTATACTATTTCGGTCTAGTAGGTAAGTACGGCAAGTTCAAGATCTCGAACGAGTCTGATTTCTACAAGACATTCATGGGGACTTACACTCGACTTACTGGTAAGCAAGATCATGGTCTTGAAAAGCAGACACTCGAATACAAAGGTAACGTCTTCTTTGTTAAAGAATTCTGTCGAAAGTATCGACGACACTCTGCTGATAGTACGGCACAAAAAATTGTGTTCGACCTATTTACAAAGCATGCAAATTGTGATAGAATGGGTATTACTGTTTTGGATAGTGTTCGTTCTCTTACGAAAACGGAACGTGAAGAAGCATTAGCTGCTCAAGGTTATGTATGTGCTGTGGATGGATTACCACTCGATCTTGATGATGCAGTCTTCGGTCATGATACACCATGGTGCAAAGGTGGTCGAAGTGAACTAAGTAACGGTGCTATGATTCGATCTGAACATAACCGTGATATGGGTACGGTTACTCTTGATGAGTACCGTTTGATTTTAAGTATGAGGAATAACAATGAGCAAACATCAACAGCTCCAGTCCCCGGAGTCGGTTAAAGTTCTACAGGAATGTGTTGACTTGCAGTTGAAAAAGTCTCGTGATTATCAAAATCCGAACTCAACTGTACAGCAAGCCGACTACTATCCTAATGGTGTAACTACCATACATGACATCATGCATGCTAAAATGCTACGTATGAAATCAGTTATGGAAGCAATGCAAGGTGATGATTATGATCCTAACTTTGAATCTCTCGAAGATTCAGCTAAAGATCTCATTAACTACTCATCTTTCTTCGTGGCATATTGCCGCAATGGTATTGTAGGCCAAAAGCCTAACAATAATATTTTCAATAAGGAAACTAAATAATGACTAATGTGATAATCCCCTCAAGTGACGAAGATCGTAAGCGTATTCGTGGTGCTATGGAAGAAATTAGTAATTCATACACTCGTACGGAAGCTGAGCGTGACTTCGTTAAAGAAGCAATTGAGTCCCTATCTGAAGAAGTTGACATCCCTAAGAATATTCTTCGTAAGATGGCTCGTATTTTTCATAAGCAAAACATTACTGATGTCGTATCTGAAGTAGAAGACATCGAGGCATTAATGGAGTCTATCTAATGCTTAAAGTAGAAAACATTCGCCAAATGATCATTGACAAATATCTTGATGAAGACTTTGTCATTGATCGTACTGGTGCTAAAACTATCGAGATTATCGGTGCAACCTTTATTGCTGATGAAGATCATGTGATCCGTAAAGCAAGTAAAGAATACATTGAACGTGAGCTTGATTGGTACATATCTCAATCGCTTAATGTAAACGACATTCCCGGTGAAACACCACAAATTTGGAAAAGTATCGCTTCATCCGAAGGTCAGATTAATTCCAATTATGGTTGGTGTATCTTCTCAGAAGAAAATGGTAGTCAATATCATCATGTCGAACGTGAGCTACGTAACAATCCAAACAGTCGACGAGCATCGATGATTTACAATCGTCCTACTATGCATACCGATATGACACGTGACGGAATGAATGATTTCATGTGTACCTTCGCAAATACATTTTATATTCGTGATGGTAAGCTTGTTTCTCATTATAATATGCGTAGTAATGATGCAGTCTTTGGATACAACAACGATGTAGCATGGGCTAGGTATGTTCAAAATCTTTTAGCTAAGGACCTTGGTCTTGAAGTCGGTGATCTCATCTGGACAGCATCGAACTTCCATGTGTATGAGCGCCACTTTAACTTTGTCGAGGCACTAACCAATGCTAAACAAATGGGATAGAAGATTCCTAAGACTAGCGCATGAAATTTCGACATGGAGTAAAGATCCGTCGAAACAGATTGGTGCTATATACGTAAAACATCGTCGTATTTTGGCCACCGGCTATAATGGATTTCCTCGAATGATATACGATCATAAGGAAAGATACGAAGATCGAGAAACGAAGTACACTTTCGTAACTCACGCTGAGATGAATGGCATATATAATGCTAGTTACAATGGAATTAGTCTTAAAGAATCGACTCTATTTGTTTACGGTTTACCAGTTTGTCATGAATGCGCTAAAGGTATCATACAAGTCGGTGTCAATCGTGTTGTAATGGTTCAAGACGAAACTCCAGAACAGTGGAACGAATCTTTTAAGATTACTAAAAAGCTTTTTAAAGAAGCTGGTATTGAATGGGGATTTGTTCCCTTAAAAGATATATTAAACTAGAGGTTTTTGTGATGGAAGAGAAAAAGATAGTGTATGATACTGACGGGTTACTAAGAGGAATGTTGTACGGCCTTGTACTCGTAACTCCTTTTTGGATGGCAGTGATTAGCGTGGTATTTTATCTCACATGAAAAAAGTAGTTGTAATTGACAATCTTACAGAAACCTTTCGAGGGAGTATTGTAAGATCAGGTCTTCAGAAAAGTTCTAAACTTGATGCTCGAGCCTTCGATAAAATGGGCTATGATACTCATTATGTTTATTGTGGTCACCTTGAAGATGACTATGGATATACTCATCATGTTGTAGACGAACTTGGATCTAAAGAACGTGCTGTAGTCGAAGGTAAGAATCCTGCTCGAGTATCTCGTTATTACATTAAAGACTATCTTACGAAAGTTCAAGATGTAATACAGTCTGCTGACTATGTAATTGCTCATTGCCACAGTGTTTCTATGATTACGAACATCAACCAACTCGTTAAGAACAAACGTATTATGTTTGTGATTCATGATGTAATCGATTTGATGTGGTGTTATGGAACGAGTGATGTGATTCGAAGGATGCGTAAGTCTGATCGTAACATGGTCTACATAGCCACGAACTCGAATTACTCAATACAACGTATGACTGACATACATGAGCGAGCAATCAAGGCTGGTTACGAAGACATACCTCTTAAAGGTGATGATGCTTTCCATGGTTTTATTGAGCATTTTGTTTGGACCGATGAAAAGATTACCGATGAAGATATTCGTAAACTGGATACTCGAAGTGCCATTATTGGCCGATATGAAACCTCTAAGTTCCATCATAAAGTTTACGGCTACTCGAATCCAAACAATACGATTGTACATTATGGGATACAAGATCCACGGCGAGATAAGAATGGTCGGTACTTTGCTAAGCTACAAAAGAGTGCTAATGCTTATGCTGAAAACTTGCCTGATGATGAACTCTTTGAAGAGATTAAATCCTCGCAATCGATCATATTACCTTGCTTTCATGAAGGGTTTGGTTATACAGCGTTTGAAGCCGGTATCTATGGTGTCGTACCAGTGATCTTTCAACGACAACTTGAACACCTAGGTATCTGGGCTCATGCTACTTCTGAATATCTTACTCGAGCTAATGTCAAACATTTTGTCGCAGATTTTAATGATGCAGATGACATATATAAAGCTATAGACCAAAGTATTAACGTAACAATGGAAGATCGTTTCGAGATATCTCGTAACCTTCTTAATTATTTTAGTGTTGAAAATTATGTTGAAGAACGCATCGAAAAACTTGATAGTATTCCAACGCGTTTAACAACTGAATCAGACCTTGAGGATTTTTTTACATGATTAAACACGCATCAATCGTTCCGCTTATCGGCGGTGAAACGATTGGATCCGAACTTGCTTTCGGAGAAAAACCTACTTACATGATGTCATACGAAGCTTTCGAAGCTAATGATAGACATGCCCGTAATTACTATGGTGGTGTTCCTTACTACGTCCTAGATCGTCACGAGAAGCCTAGAGAGAGTGTAGATGTGGTATCTTCTGTATGCCCATGCGCTGGCCTGTCTCAGCTATCTCACGGTTTTGGTGACGATAATCCTAATAATCAATGGATGGGAATTACTGCTAAATACGTTTTAGAGGAGGTCAGACCCAAAGTTTTCTGGGGGGAAAATGCACCAGGGTTTGCCGGAAAAATAGGAGAAAAGGTTCGCAATGAACTAAGGCAAATCGGTAAAGAGAATGGTTATACCATGTCTGTTTATCGTACTAAGTCTTTACTTCATGGAGCACCTCAGATACGAGAACGATCATTCTATTTTTTCTGGCGCGACGAACAAACTCCTCTCCTTAATTTTTATAACCGAGAGCATAAAAAGATAGAAGATGTTATCAGAAATGTTAGATCAAATTTCCAAACTGAACCAATCAACAAGAAGACGCCTAGCAAGGACGATCTTTACTACAAGTATATACTTGAACATATTCATGGCGGTATTACTCATCGTGATTTTTCTGCTATGGTAGAACCTCAAAAGGTTCGCACACAAGATGTGTTTTCATATATAGAACGTATGGGATATGACTACGCCACTGTCGGCGAATGGATGGAAGAGCATGGATACGAAAGAGAAGTCGAAAAATGCGCCAGACGGCATGCTAAACTCGCGGCGGGTGGAAACATCATGCGACGAGGTACAATCATACCTAAAGATTATATCGGCGCTTTCGTTGGTCATTATCCTACCATGCTTACTCATCCTGATGAAGATCGTTATATCAACTATCGCGAGGCTATGGCAATTATGGGATTGCCTGAAGACTTTGAGCTTCTCGACGCTAAGAAATCCGCGAACCACATTTGTCAAAATGTACCCGTACAAACAGCGAGAGATATGGCTGAAGAAGTAAAAAAATACCTTAATAATGAGTTGACAATGATTGATACAGATTATATAATCCAATATAATCATAAACAACGCTCTGAATACGTTGAGCGACATAACACACTGGAAGCCTTTATAGCATGAAAGTAGACATTGGTCCTTATACAGACGACGGTGAACGTTCAGTTACTGTCCTTATCCACGATTACGATACTTGGAGCTTAGATCATTCGCTTGGTCTCGTTGCTTTGCCTATGTTGAAGCAACTAAAAAAGACTAAGCATGGTTCTCCACTCGTTGATCTCGAAGATTGCCCTCCTCATCTTGCTTTTGAAGGTAAGGCTACGCATGAACATAATCAACTTGATTTGTTTGCAAGCGAAGAACATGACAATTTAGTATGGGAAAACATGCATGCAAAATGGGACTGGGTATTAGACGAAATGATCTTTGCCTTTGAGCATATATGCGGTGACAATGAAGATTGGGATAGTGGTCTATGGAAGATTGATGTAGACGAATGGCCACGGCCGCGGCTTAGGATTACTACCGGCGACCGAATTCAAAATGGCTTGCGCTTATTTGGAAAATACTATAGAGGATTGTGGGATTAATGAAAGATTTAATTATTGACTTTGAGACAATGGGAACTGAGCCTACGAGCTGTGCTGCTGTTGACGTCTCTGTTATGGTCTTCGACTGGGATCGTATGCTTTCATCGAATCCATACACAGTAAAAGACATAAAAGATACACGTACATTTAAGCTTTCTGTAGGAGATCAAGTACAAAACTATGGTTGGAAAGTTGAACAGAGTGTTATTGATTTTTGGCTTCAACAGTCTAAAGAAGTAAGAGCTCGCATTAAGCCAAAGCCTGATGATCTCACGGTTGAAGCATTCGTTAAAGAATTTCATGATTATATTATAGATGCAGGTGTTAAGCATTGGTGGTCTCGTAGTAATACATTTGATCCTGTCATTCTTACGAGACTATTTGATTCTCAAGGTAAGAAGGAACATCTCTACAGCTATCTTAAGTACTACCTCGTACGGGACACACGTACTTACATTGATGCTAAGTTTAATTTTGAAAAT